GCCGCCAAAGACGCCGAGATCGAGGAATTGAAAAAGAAAATTCCGGCCGACGATGAGAACGGAAGTTCTACCGCCCCGCTGGCAACCGCCCCCGGCGCCCCGACCCCCGACCAGGGCGTGCTGATGACCGGCGACACTCTGCAGGCCGTCTACGCCCGCGCTGAAATCGTGAACCCGGGCGTGAAGATGCCCGCGGGCGACGCCGCGGCCAAGCCCGCCGACGCAGCTGCCGCGCTGATGCGCACCGCCCTGGCCGAAGGCGCCAAGACGAACAAGGCGGTCGAAACCCTGATCGCTGGCCGTGACGTAGGGAAACTCACGAACGACAGCCTGGCAACCCTGTTCAACGCCGCGCACACGGTTGTCGCTTCGACCAACACGCAGCGCCTGGTCCCCGGCACCGCTCCGCACGCGATCGTGGCCGACGCCGCCAAGAATCGCACGACCGTCGACACCATGAATGCCAAAGCGGCCGACGGTTGGGCCAAGCGCCGCGCCGCGGTCCTGGGCGACAAGTAATTTTCCGCACCCGCCAACCTAGGAGCACTAAAAATGCCTGCTTACCTCAAGACAATGCCGACCGGCATCCCGGGCGCGGTTTCGCGCATTGACGTCGCGCAGATCGAAGCGCAACTCTACAACTCCGCGTATCCGTTCGCGTCGTTCGGCATCCCGGCGAAAATCAGCGGCGGCTACGTTGTGCCCCTGGTTTCCGGCGACATTGCCAGCGCGATTTACGGCTGGCTGGTGCGCCCGTACCCGTTCCAGTCCCAGGTGGCCGGCAATGACCCGCTGGGCGCCGCCGTCCCGCCGACGACCGGCACCGCCGACATACTGCGGCAAGGCTATCTGACCGTCAAGAATTGCGCGGGAACCCCGGCATTCGGTGGTCAGGTGTACGTTCGCGTGTCGAACGCCTCGGCCGGTCACCCGATCGGCAGCGTGGAAGCGGCCAGCGTGCAAAGCGCCGCGGGCGCAGCAACCGGTGGCAACACCGGTAACGGCACGATCACCGCCAGCCCGGCCACGACTGCGGTCGCTCAGAAGGGCGTGACGAAAGTGACCATGACCGGCGCGACCACGTATCTGGTGACCACGCCTGACGGCGTGACGCACATCCCGGGCGCGACTGGCGCAGCCTACGCTGGCGCGGCCTCGGTCGGTCTGACCTTCACCGTCACCGTGGGCGGTACGCCGATGGTCGCGGGCGACTCGTTCACGATTACCGTGACGCAGGAAACCGCCCCGGTGGCCGACTGCATTTTCCAAGGCCCTGCCGATACCAGCGGAAACGTGGAAATCAGCTTCAAGGTCTGACCGATCACCCAGCCCCACACTTCGGAGTTCTTACCATGAAACAAAACGCCCTTACCGCTGCCACACTGGCCGCAATCTACGGTGCGGCTGCGCCGGGTCGGATCATCCGAAACGTGCGCACGCACGACGAACTGATGACGTTCGACGCGGCTGTCGTGGACTCGGCCGGCGCGTTCCTGGTCGGCCAGCTTGAACAGTTGGACCCAACCCTGCACGAACCGCTGTACGCGTTCACCTGGTCGCGTGACGTTCGCGTGCGCCCCGGCATCAGCATGGCCGACGCCCTCAGTTCCTGGACGCTGTCCAGCTATGCAGCGGCCGGCGGCGTGGGTCAGGGCCGGAAATCATGGGTCGGCAAGAATTCGACCGAACTGGTGCGCCCCGCTCTGGACATCGGCAAGTCGCAAGTGGCGCTGACCGAGTGGGCCATGGAACCCGCCTGGACCGTCTACGAACTGGAAGCGGCGCAACGCCTCGGCACCCCCATCGACCTGCAGCTGTATCGCGCGATGCAGATGAAATGGAACATGGATACGGACGAACAGGTCTACATCGGCGACACGGGCCTGGGGATTACTGGTCTGGTGAACAACTCCCTGGTCACGAACGTCGGCAACGCCACGACCGGCGGCTGGGCTACGGCCACGGCTGATCAGATTCTGGACGACGTGAATGAACTGCTGGACAGCGTGTGGGCCGCCAGCGCCTACGCCCTGATGCCCGGGAAGCTGGGCCTTCCCCCCACGCAGTTCTCCCAACTGGTTTCCCGCAAGGTTTCCGCGCAGGGCAACGTGTCCATCATGCGTTTCCTGCTCGAGAACAACCTGGCAATGACGATCAACGGCTCCCCGCTGGAAATCGTGCCCATGAAGTACCTGCCGGGCGCTGGCGCGGGCAACACTGACCGCATGATCGCCTACACCGACGATATCGACCGCGTGCGGTTCTCCATGGTCCCGCTGCAGCGTACCGCTGTGCAGTTCCAGGGCATCTACCAAAAGGCGGCCTATTACGGCAAGCTGGGCGGCGTGGAAGTGGTCTACCCGGAAACCATCGGCTACCGCGACAACATTTAAGCGCCGGGGCTTCGGCCCCGTGCCAAAGGGCAAACCATGACCGAACCGAAACAAGTCGAAGTCTTTGCGTCGCGGGCGTTTCGCCTGAGCCTGGGCCGTGGCGACAGCGTCGCAGTCCCGGCCGGCCGTTCCTTCGTCGACCAGCGTGTCGCCGATCACCCCTACGCGAAGCATTATCTGGCCGACCTGCCGAAGCAAACGTCGGCGGAAACCGACGAATTGCTGCAGATGGCCCAGGCGGAACTGGACGAGGCGCGCGCCAAGTTGGCCGACGCCCTGGCTGAACGCGACGAAGCGCGCGAACAAGTCGCCGCGATGACCGACGCGATCGGCATGGACAAAGACAGCGCCGCGGCGAAGATCCTGGCGCAGTCCGAACAGATCGTCAACCTGCAGCGCCAGCTGGCCGACGCGACGAAAAAGACCGCGGCCAAGCGGTAAGGGGCCGACATGGCGGTCACCGCGGCGACGATCCGGGCGAATTTCCCCGAGTTCACCGACACGGCGGCCTATCCCGACAGCACGATCAATTTTTGGCTGTCTGCGGCCGCGGTGCTGTTGCTGGAACGCGTCTGGGGGCCGCTCGACCTGCTAGACCTGGGGACGCAGCTGTACGTGTGTCATCAGATCACCGTCGCACGCCGCAACACCGCGACCGCTGACGTGGGCGGCACCCCCGGCCAAGTTACCGGCAACCTTACGCAAAAGGGCGTGGACAAGGTTACCGCCAGTTACGACGGCACCGACGTAAAGCTGACCGACGGCGGGTTCTGGAACCTGTCGACCTATGGCGTGCAGTTCCTGCAATTGGCGCGGCTGGTCGGCATGACCGGTGCAATGCAGGTGAACACCCCGGGCCCGTCGCCGTTCCCCACGTTGCCGATCGGCTATATCCTATGAAAAAGACCGGCGTGCAAATGACCGCTGACCGCATGGCCGCCACGCTAAAGGCGATCGGCGGTCTGGTCGCGCGTGACGTGCTGGTCGGCAACCCCGCGGCCAAAGCGCCGCGCGAAGGCGATCCGATCAACAACCCGACGATCGGCTATATCAGCGAGTACGGAAGCCCCGCGCGCAATATCCCCGCGCGCCCGTGGCTTGCCCCCGGCATCCAAAAGGCGCAAGGGGCGATCGCTGACGAATTCGGCCACGCGGCCCAGGCGGCGCTGGACGGCAGCACGGCCGGCGTCACGACGGCCATGAAGCGCGCCGGCCTGGTCGCCGTAAACAGCGCACGCACCGAAATCAACACGGGCGACTTTGTGCCCCTGGCCGACTCGACCCTGCGCGCTCGAGCACGGCGCGGGCGTGGCGACAAGGGCGCAAAGCTGGAACTGGCAAGCCGGGACGCCGGGAACGCCCCCAGCAACGATTTCGCGCGGCCGCTGATCGACACCGGCCAGTTCCGAAACTCTGTTGCCTACGTGGTGCGGTAATGGCCTGGCTCGATGTCGTCGACGTTATCCTGGACCCCGACTTCATTGACACGGTCGGGCTGACCTACACGCGCAACGTGCAAACCGTGGGCGACGGTGGCCTGGCCGTGAACGCTGAAACCACGCTGCCGCTACGGGGCGTGATTACCAATCAAAACGGCGACATCTTGCGGCGCCGGGCCGACGGCGAGCATATCGAGGCGTCAATCATCGTTCACACGCTGACGCGCCTGACGGCCGGCAGCGCCCCCGACATTACGGCCGATGTCGTGCATTGGCAAGGCGCCGATTACACGGTTTCGGTTTTGAACAACTGGTCGCACTTTGGCCGCGGATTCGTGGCCGC